TCGCCAAACGGCCCAAGAGTTGATCAAAACGCCGCTGGTTCAGTTCGAACCAGTGGTTGTCCTCACCCTCGGCAGGAAAGGTGTCCGCGAAGAACTGCTCGCACAGGACCTCGTGCCGCCTTTCCTTTCTATATTCCCGGAACGCCTGGTCATAGGCCTCGCGGTCTCCGGCAAAGAACGCCTTGCTGGGATCGGTGAGTTTGGCAAGACCAAATTCATTGCGAATGGTCTCCCCATCTTCGCCATTCAGCCATTCGTTGAAGTCCACGAATTTCTCGAAATGGCTGTGTTTATCCTCATCACACCATATTTTGTGATCTTGCAGCATTGAGATATGTCCTATGCCGCGATTTCTGAGGCTTGCCTGACAAGTCCGTCAGCCAGGTTCAACTTGGTCTCTTCTGCCTGCTTCAACCTCGACGCCAAGCTGGCGCAAATTGCGTCAAGTTGCTGGACCTTATCCACGATCCGATCTTGTTCCTCTATCGGCGGGAAAGGTATGGCAAGCGGCTTCAACTTAGAGGCTTTAATTCCCTTCGCGGTCATTCCCGTGCCGTTCCTGTCGATCATTTCTTGGACGGGCTTCGAGCGAATAGCTAACTCGAGATACTTAGTGTTTATCTGCGATACTGGCTGAAGGCACCCGCTGGCACACGACCGACGGGACACGATCCGGCACCATGCTTCAGCACCGTCTGACTGACATAGTACCGGTAAAGCTTGCCGCCCTTGCGCGTGTGTGTCGGCGAGAACGCCGCGCCATCTGGGCCGAAGAGCAACCCTTTCAGCAGCGCGGGCGTATCGGCGCGGGTGCGGGCAGCGCGCTTGCGGGGGCTCTCCTTCAAGATCGCGTGGACTTTGTCCCAGATATCTCGGTCGATGATCGCGTCATGTTCGCCGGGGTAGCTCTCGCCCTTGTGGACCGCTTCTCCGATATAGGCGCGGTTGTTCAGCATCCGGTAGAGGTACTTCTTGTCGATCCGGTTGCCCCGCGGCGTGCGGATGCCGCGTTTCGCGACTTCCCGCGCCAGTTCCGTGCCCGAGCCGATCTCGAGAAAGCGGGCGAAGATCCAGCGGACATGCGCGGCGTTTTCGTCGTCGACAAGCAACTTTCGGTTTTCGACGCGATAGCCGTAGGGCGGCACCCCGCCCATCCACATGCCTTTCTTGCGGCTGGCGGCGACCTTGTCGCGAATGCGCTCGGCCGTCACCTCGCGTTCGAATTGGGCGAAGCTCAGCAGGATGTTCAGTGTGAGCCTGCCCATCGATGTGGTCGTGTTGAACGACTGCGTTACCGACACGAAGGTCACGTCATTGCGGTCGAACACCTCGACCAGCTTGGCAAAATCGGCCAGCGAGCGGCTGAGACGGTCGATCTTGTAGACGACGACCACGTCGACAAGCCCGTCCTCAATATCTGCCATGAGCTGTTGCAGGCCGGGGCGGTCCAGCGTGCCGCCGGAGATGCCACCGTCGTCATACTGATCGCGGACCAGCACCCAAGGCGTGCCTGTCGGCACGATCAAGCGTCATGCCACCGGTAAGGGCAACGCCAACAAGGACGCCATGATCGCCGCCGCCCGGGCGCGCGGCTTCAGCCCGGCCGATGACAATGAGGCTGACGCTCTCGCGATCCTGCACTGGGCGATCGAGACCGAAGGAGGGGTGGCATGAACCGAATGAGCTTCGCTCCTCGCGGCTTTGGTGGCACGCGTCGCAGCTCCGATGAGGTCAAAAAAGACGGCTGGAAGGAACAGGGCGTTCTGGCTGTCTCCGTCGATGACAATCGCCTCACATGGCCAGAGCGCGAGTTGGTCCGCCAGCTTGGAGAACGCCTGTACGGCAAGCGAGACCGGGAGGTGCGCCATGACTGAGTGGAACACCGCGCGCGTGGAGGACCGGCTAGAGAGCGCGGCCGATGTCTTCCGCACCTTGCCCGGCGTGATGCCGCAGGGCTTCTTCAACGCCTGGCCCGAGTATTTCCACAGCTTCGCGGACAAGGTCGGTCAGGAGCCGCAGATGCGCAGGCCCCGGCCAGGCCCGCGCCAGATTTCTGAGGCCGAGGAGGCGTTGCTCTGGCTGCGCTGGCTGGAACGGGACGATGCCCGGATCGTCTGGCTGCGTGCCGAACGAACGGCGTGGAAACCGATCTGCTGGGAGATGGGGCTCAGCCGGACAGCGGCGACCAAGCGTTGGCAATTCGGCCTCGCGGTGATCACCTGGCGCCTGCACGGCCGCGTGCCTCCGGCCCGGCGCTCGCAGCAATTCGTCATTGAAAACGCCAATCGCCTGTCAAGAAAAATCGTCCTGTGAGGAAATTTTCCGGTGTACATCGCAGGGCCTTACACATTCCGAGAATGACGCTAGAAATTGGATATACTCGAGAGAGGCGCGTGCGGGATGACCTGCGGCGCTGGCTTCCGGTGTCCAACCAAGGGCCCAGATGGGATCCAAAGGGCTAACCCACTGAATTCGCGGGTCCTTCCTGGCCCGAAACGTATACGGGCGGGCGAAGCGCGCAATATCGCTAGCGACAGGGCCGGTTTTTTGGGAAGCCACCCCTAGCAGGCATCCACCTGCATTCCGCTGAAAACCACGACAAAACAGACCTTTGGCACCGGATACGCCCGGTGGCCGCTGGACCCCTCGTGGAGTCCAGGCTGGCTGCTGGTGTCCGGAGTCCACCCGATTGAGGCGAACCGACCCGCATGACCCTGAGCTTTGCCCCGGATGCGATCAAAATGTGGCCGCTGGCCAGGCTCCAGCCCTACGCGAAGAACGCGAAGGCGCATGGCGCGGACCAGGTGGCGAAGATCGCTGCCAGCATGGCCGAGTTCGGCTGGACCGTGCCGTGCCTCGTCGCCGAAAACGGCGAGCTGATCGCGGGCCACGGTCGGGTGTTGGCCGCTACGCAGCTGGGGCTGACCGAGGCCCCGGTGATCGTGCTGGGCCATCTGACCGAGGCGCAACGACGGGCTTACCGGATCGCGGACAATAAGCTGACGGAACTCGGGACCTGGGATGAAGCACTGCTCTCGGCCGAGCTGAATGACTTGCTGGCAGAGGACTACGACCTGTCGCTCATCGGTCTCGATGATGCCGAGCTCGAGGCCTTGTTGGCTGGGGAGGTCGATCCCGAGACCGTCTCCCGAGAGGGTGAGGACGATGTTCCGGAGGCCCCCGAAAATCCGACCAGTCGACCCGGCGATCTCTGGGTGCTAGGCAAGCATCGGTTGCTCTGCGGGGACGCGACGGTGGCCACCGACGTCGAGCGACTGCTCGGCGATGTGACGCCGCTGCTCATGGTGACCGATCCGCCTTACGGCGTCGAATACGATCCCGGCTGGCGCAACAAGGCGGGAGCGGCCGCGACCAAGCGCACCGGCAAGGTGCTGAATGACGACCGCGCGGATTGGCGCGAGGCCTGGGCGCTGTTCCCGGGTGACGTGGCCTATGTCTGGCATGGTGCGCTGCATGCGACGACGGTCGCGGAAAGCCTCGAGGCCTCCGGCTTCAACATCCGCTCGCAAATCATCTGGGCAAAGGGTCGTCTGGTGCTGAGCCGCGGCGATTACCACTGGCAGCACGAACCCTGCCTCTATGCCGTGAAGAAATCCGGTAAGGGCCATTGGGCGGGCGACCGCAAGCAGACGACGCTCTGGCAGATCGCCAACAAAGATCAAGATGCGGAAACCGTGCACGGGACCCAGAAACCCGTGGAATGCATGCGCCGGCCGATCCTCAACAATTCAAGCCCCGGGCAGGCAGTCTACGAGCCCTTCATGGGATCCGGCACGACGCTGATCGCGGCCGAGACCACGGGACGCGTTTGCCTCGGGATCGAACTGAACCCGGCGTATGTCGATGTCGCCGTGCAGCGCTGGCAGCAATTCACCGGCCAAGCGGCCGTGCTGGACGGGACCGGCGAGAGCTTCGCCGATCTGACGACCAACCCACGCTGAGGCGATGCATGACCTGGCTTTACCTTCCTCCGGACGCGCTTCCGGAGCCGGAGACCTGTTCGGCCTCTCGCTCTGCTCCGGCGCAGGCGGGCTCGACCTCGGCCTCACCATCGCCTTGCCCAGATATCGAACTGTGGGCCATGTCGAACGGGAAACCTACGCCGCGGCCATTCTCGTGGCACGGATGGAAGAGGCGGCCCTGGATCCAGCGCCTGTCTGGGACGACGTTGCCAGCTTCGACGGCCGCCCTTGGCGCGGCGCGGTGGACATCGTCACTGCGGGCTATCCGTGCCAGCCGTTCTCCGTCGCAGGCAAACGCCGGGGCGCGGACGACCCGCGGCACCTCTGGCCCCATGTCGCCCGCATCATTGGCGAATGCGAGCCGCCCTTCGTATTCCTCGAAAACGTCGCCCATCATCTCCGCCTCGGTTTCCCCGAAGTCGCCAGCGGACTGGTCGGCATGGGCTACCGCCTTGCGGCGGGCCTCTTCACTGCGGCGGAAGTCGGCGCGCCCCACAAGCGCGAAAGGCTCTTCATCCTCGCGCACCGACCGGACTGCGAACTGGCCGACCCCGCGCGCCTGCTCCGGGACCCGCTCGAGCGGTGGGAACCGGACGGAGATGCTGCGGCTCTGGCCCACGCCACGGGCGAGCGCCAACGAGAACCGGCAGACGAAACCGACGCCCTCCCAGGAAGCGGGCAAGCACGGGATGAACCTGGCGACCTCGGCCGCCATGTGGCCGACGCCACAGACCGACAGCTTTCGCAGTCGGGGCGGCGCCCGGAAACACGAGAAGGGTCTCGATGGCATGGCCCGGGACTGGCCGACGCCGATGGCCACCGACGGGAACAAGCCGAGCGCGGGCAATCGCAAATCGGCCGACCTGACCAGCGCCAGCCAGATGTGGATGACGCCGACGGCGCGCGATCACAAGGACGGCGCCACGACATTGGCGAACACCCCGGTGAACGGCCTGCTTGGCCGCCAGGTCCTGGTGACGCCGATGGCTGGGAGCGATACCTCCGAGCCGCGCCGGACGCTGAACCCAGCCTTCGTCGAGGCGCTGATGGGCTGGCCCATCGGGTGGACCGCCTTCGGCTCTGCGGCAACGGCGTGGTCCCACTGGTTGCCGCGCATGCGCTCCGAACTCTCGCGGCTCAATTGCTGGCCGACGGATGAGGTCGCGGGATGAAGCAGTCGCGCCTCATGTCGCTTGTCGAGTCCATCGCCAACGTGGCGGTTGGCTACGGCGTCGCGGTCGTCACGCAGATCCTGATCTTCCCAATCTTCGGGTTGCACACGACGCTGGCGCAGAACCTGAAAATGGGCGCGATCTTCACCGTTGTGAGCATCGCCCGATCCTTCGCCCTGCGGCGGGTATTCGAGGCGATCCGAATGCGAAGCGCCAAGTGAGAAACCGCCGCCCTAACTGGGGCGACGGCGATAAGTTCAACGGGCTCGGATGCCTCAGGCGGCTGGCAGTTTGTACACGCGGCCCCGATCCTCGACCTTCTCCGAGGTGACTTCCAACCCGAGCTTTTTCTTGAGTGCACCGGACATCGCGCCGCGCACCGTATGTGACTGCCATCCGGTCGCGGCCATGATTTCCGCGATGGTCGGGCCGTCTGGCGCGCGCAACATGGCGATGAGCGTGGCCTGCTTGGTGCCCTCGCGCGGCGTACGTGTCTTGGGCGCGGGATCCTCGGTCGGTTTGACCTCCGCGTTGTCAGGCTCAATGTCGATGGCGGCGAGGCCTGTGTCAGTCGCGACCAGAGTGACGCCGTGACCGTCGCCGGTCTCGCGCCAGACGGCTTCGCCGTTGCGCATGTCCGCTTCGACCTCTTCGAGGAAGCCCTTGGCGAGCATGGCGCCGACCACCTTGGCGGCGGCCCCGCCGCGCAGGCTGTCAGGCAGCGGCAGGGCGATATGGCCCTCGCGTTGGGATGCTGCGCTGAGAATGATGGCTTGGGTGTCGGTGAGTTTGGTCATGTTTGCCTCCGTGGTTCAACCGCGCGGAATGCGTGGCTTCTACCGAGGCGAGCCCGCCGCTTGGGCGGGCCGGGACCGGCGCGCGATGGCTCAGTCGTCGCGCGCGATCAGGGCGAGGAGGACGGCCGCCATGCCGCCGAGATATTCGCTGCGGCGGAAGACGATCTTGTCGATCTCGCTCGCGGTGTTGATGGTCGGGTCAACCTGCAGGTCGTTGCCCATGTGCGGCATCAGGCGGGTGGCTTCGAGATTGTAGCGCTCTGCAAGGGTGCTGGTCATCGGGCTCACTCCGCGTATTCGCCTTCGCCAAAGGCGCTGTCGGTGATGCGCTTCAGCAAGCTGGCGTAGTGCTCGAGGCTGCCAACCGTGGCCCAGCCGATCTCGTCCGGGTGGCAATTGAAATGGTCGTCGCTGAGGCCCTGCAGCCGGGCGAGCATCTCGTCGATCTCGGCCTTCTTGCCGATGAAGGCGTTCACAGCCGCCTCTTTGTTGCGACGCGCTTTCTCGGCGCGAAGTTCGTGGCGGGGCGTTGTCTGCGGGTTCAGGCGGGTCATCGTGGCGGCTCCGTGGTGAGTTGCATCGTTTTCGCAGGACCACGTTCGCTCTGGTGCGGAGGCTTATCAACTACATAAGCACATGATTTTGAATGATAATCAGAGCGTTCAATGGAGGGTCTGAGCGAGCGCCAGTATGCTGCCCGCGTCGGCCTGTCGCGCGGCGCGATCCAGAAGGCCAAAGCCACGGGACGCGTGGTTCTGCATTCCGATGGCAGCATCGACGCAGAGGCCAGCGATACGTTGCGCGCGCAGGCGACCGATCCGTCGAAGACCCGCAAGGCACCGAAGCCGAAGCTCAAACGCGTCCCTGAGGCCGCGGTCTCAGCTGTCGGCGAAACGCTGCGCGAACAGGGAATGGCGGCCCCGCCGGTGGGCAGCGGGACCACCTTCCTGCAGGCCAAGACGGCCAACGAGGTTCTGAAGGCGCAGGAACGCCGCCTGCGGCTGCAAAAACTGAAAGGCGAGTTGATCGACCGCGCCCGCGCGCTGTCGCTGGTTTTCCGGCTGGCGCGGCAGGAACGGGATGTCTGGGTCAACTGGCCCGCACGCGCGGCGGCTTTGATGGCGGCTGATCTGGGCGTCGAGCCCGCCGCGATGCAGAAGGTTCTGGAGAAACATGTCCGTGCCCAGCTCGACGATCTTGCCGAGGTCCAAGCCGATCTCCGGTGAGGACGACTTCGATGGCGCGGCCGAAATCCTGCGTGCCTGGAGTGAAGGCCTCACGCCGGATCCGGACCTGACGGTTTCGCAATGGGCGGATCGGCACCGGATGCTCTCAGGACGGGCATCGGCCGAGCCGGGGCGGTATCGCACCGCCCGCACGCCCTACATGGGCGAGATCATGGACCGGCTGTCGCCCGGCGATCCGACACAGCGGATTGTCTTCATGAAGGCCGCTCAGGTCGGGGCGACCGAAGCGGGTAACAACTGGATCGGCTTCGCGATCCACCAGGCACCAGGGCCGATGCTCGCCGTCCAGCCCACTGTGGAACTGGCGAAACGGAACTCGCGGCAGCGGATTGATCCGCTGATCGACGAAAGCCCGGAGCTGCGGGAGCGGGTCAAACCGGCGCGCTCGCGGGATGCGGGCAACACAATGCTGTCGAAGGAATTCGCCGGCGGCATCCTGATCATGACCGGGGCGAACTCGGCGGTTGGGCTGCGCTCGACCCCGGCGCGCTACATCTTCCTCGACGAGGTCGATGCCTATCCGGCCTCGGCCGACGAGGAAGGCGATCCTGTCACGCTGGCCGAGGCGCGGTCGCTGACTTTTGCCCATCGGCGCAAGGTGTTCCTAGTCTCAACGCCGACCATTCGGGGGATGAGCCGGATCGAACGGGACTATGAGGCCAGCGATCAACGCCGGTTCTTCGTGCCCTGTCCGCATTGCGGCGAGATGCAGTGGCTGAAATTCGAACGGCTGCGCTGGCAGAAGGGACAGCCGGAAACGGCGGAGTATCACTGCGAGGGCTGCGACACGCCCGTCGCGGAACATCACAAGACGGCAATGCTGGAGGCTGGCGAATGGCGGGCGACCGCGACGGCAGTGGATCCCAATTCCGTCGGCTACCACCTCTCGGCGCTCTATTCGCCAATTGGCTGGCTCAGCTGGGAGCGGATCGTGCGGGCCTGGGACGCAGCACAAGGCTCGGACGAGGCGATCAAGGCGTTTCGCAACACGATCCTTGGCGAGACCTGGGTCGAGACCGGCGAAGCCCCTGACTGGCAGAGGCTCTATGACCAGCGCGAACGCTGGAAACCGGGGATTGTCCCGGCGGGCGGGCTGTTCCTGACCGCCGGGGCCGATGTGCAGAAGGATCGGATTGAGGTCGACGTTTGGGCCTGGGGTCGAGGGCTGGAAAGCTGGCTCGTCGATCACATCGTGATCGAGGGCGGGCCGGATCGCCACGACGCATGGTCCGAACTGACCGCGCTGCTGGACCGGTCTTGGCCTCACGAACTCGGCGCGCATCTCAGGATCGCGCGGCTCGCCATCGATACCGGCTACGAGGCACCGGCGGTCTATGGCTGGTCGCGGGCCCAAGGGTTTGCACAGGTCTCGCCCGTAAAGGGCGTGGAGGGGTTCAACCGCGCAAGCCCGGTGTCTGGGCCCACCTATGTGGACGCGAGCGAGGGCGGCAAACGCCTGCGCCGTGGCGCGCGGCTCTGGACGGTGGCGGTGTCGACCTTCCCGCGGGGCAGATCAACAGGCAAGCGCAGACGTCGCAAGGCAAACGCCAATCCGACTGGCTCGGACGGCGTGGAGGATGGTTTTGATGACCGATTGGACGGAAACCGAGCTGTCGGCGCTGCGCCGTGCCTATGCCAGCGGCACGACCCGGGTCAGCTATGATGGAAAGTCCGTCGATTACGGCTCGGCGGAGGATCTGCTGGCACGGATCCGCACCATCGAACGCGCTATCGCCGTGACGGCAAGACCACAGCCGATCGCCGGCCTCGCGAGCTTTTCGCGTGGAGACCGCTGATGTCGGCGAACTGGTTTGACCACGCCATAGCCTCGGTGGCACCGCGCACGGCGGCCCGTCGAGTCCTTGCCAGGCAGGCCTTCGAAACCCTTACGCGGGGATATGATGGCGCGGCCAAAGGGCGGCGGACCGAAGGTTGGCGCGCGCCGGGAACTTCCTCCGATACCGAGGTTGGCGTCGCTGGAGCACTCTTGCGCGACCGGATGCGCGATCTGGTCCGCAACAATCCGCATGCGGCCAAGGCCGTGGCGGTGCTGGTGAACAACATTGTCGGTGCAGGCATCATGCCGCGAGCCGCCAGCGGCAATGACAAACTGGACCGCAAGGTCGATGCGCTCTTTGCGCAATGGTCGGACACGGCCGATGCCGACGGCCAGCTCGACTTCTATGGGCTACAGACCTTGATTTGCCGGGAAATGGTCGAAGCGGGCGAGGTGCTGGTGCGCCGGCGTCTGCGCCGTGCAAGCGACGGTCTGCCCGTCCCGCTGCAAGTGCAGGTGCTGGAGGTCGACTTCCTCGACGCCACCAAGTCCGGCGCACTCGGCGCAGGACGGCTGATTCAAGGGATTGAGTTCGACCCGGTCGGCAAGCGCCGGGCCTATTGGCTGCATGCCGAGCATCCGGGCGACGCCTATGGCGCATTGCAGAACGGGTTGCAGAGCCGCCCCGTCCCGGCGACCGAGATCGCCCATGTCTACGAGAAGCAGCGCACGCAGGCGCGCGGCGTGCCATGGGGGGCACCGGTGATCCGCAGCTTGCGCGATCTAGACGACTACGAGGTGGCAGAGCTGGTCCGCAAGAAGACCGAGGCCTGCGTCACCGCCATCGTCTTCGGCGACGACGAGGCGCAGCAGGGCATCGCGCCCTCCGTGGTCGATGCCGACGGCAACCGGGTCGAGCAGTTCGAGCCGGGGCTGATCGCCTATGCGCGCGGCGGCAAGGACATCCGCTTCAACCAGCCCTCGGCGACAGGAGGCTATGCCGAGTACAAGCGGGCGAGCCTGCACACG